TAGTATAAGAACTGCTAATACAGGAGGTTATAGTCAAGAAATTAGATTTTATACTTCTGATGTAGCAGGACAACCAGAAAACTTAACTTTAACTTTAAATGCATTAAAAAACGCAACTTTTGCAGGAAATGTAACAACTGGAGGTCAAGTTACTGTGCCAAGTGGTTACTCTGTAAATATAGGAACATCAAGAATACATTCAACAGATACATCTTATCTTTTAGGCGGCAACGTCGGGATCGGGACGAGTTCGCCTGGTTATCCGCTAGAAGTTAATGGTCGTGTGGCTATATCAAGTGCATCAGCGCCACAATTATTGTTTTTTGAACCAGGCAGAGCGTATACTGAAGCTATGAGATTGCTTAGGTATGAAGATAAATTATCATTAACTTATGGGTGGAATGCAAATGAAGAAGCATTAACTGTTGTTGGAACGGGATCTACAGCGAGTTACGTCGGGATCGGAACAATTACGCCTAGCGCTAAATTAGAAGTAGTTACAGTGGTAGGAGGTGATGCTATAAGATTAAATTTTGGTCAAAGTGCTGACATATTTTTAGGTTTTAACTCATCAAACCCAAGGATACTTCTACAAGATAATAGTAATGTTGTTACTCATAATTTTCAGTCTAATAATGATAATTATATAGTTGGTTCAAACGTCGGGATCGGAACGACTTTGCCTGCTGAAAAACTTGAAGTATCAGGTAGTGTTAAAATTGGAAATTTAAAAATTCAAAATGCTGATGGTGGTAGAATTGGATTTAATAGAAATACAGCAACTGGCGCAATATATGATTCTAACTATGCAGCTTTCCAAATAAATGGTGCTTATAGTGGAGCTGATTATTTAGAAATACAAAATTATGCTTCAACAGGTGGGTTTTTAGGTAGTGTTGTTTTAAAAAATGGTAAATTTGGGATCGGGACGACTAATCCTTCTGTTAAACTTAATATTGTAGGTTTAAATGGATTACCTGCTACTTCAGGAACTACTCAAAACGGAGGAATTAGGATAGAAAATGGTGCTAATAATGGGGTTTTAGATATTGGAGCTTCTAATGCTTCAGGTGCACCTGGTTGGTTACAATCTACTGATAAAGGAGATTTGTCGCAAGCGTATAATTTACTTTTAAACCCTAACGGCGGTAACGTCGGGATCGGGACGGATTCGCCTAGTACAAAGCTAGAAGTAAAAATGAATGACACTGCTAACAATCGACTTGGTTTTACTGGTGATGGTTCAACAACTGGAGCTGCTATGTGGACTAATTGGCAAACTGGTAATTCTTACTTAGACTTTAGACTAGGTGGTATCACTAGCACATACACTAAGATGCGTATTACTTCAGACGGCAAAGTCGGGATTGGGACGGATAGTCCTGATAGACAACTTGAGGTATATGGTACTAATGATGGGTATATGAAGCTTGATGGTGGTAGAGCAGGTAATCACGGATATACGATAGGCTCAGATAATAATGGATTTATTATTTATGATGACACACTAGGTTCCTATAGACTTGTAATAGACCAAGATTCTGGCAACGTCGGGATTGGGACGACCAACCCCGTTGCAATGCTTCAAGCTGGTTCACTTGCAGTTCAAGGGGCTCCATGTCATCATGTTGGCATTGGATTAAGTAATACTGAACTAGGCTCTGATTTACAACCACTTTTAACTGTTAAAGGAAATATTAGTTATGCTTACGCAAATTATAATCAAGTAGCATTTACTTATACTAATGTCATTAACTTTAGTGGTTTTCCAGCTGGTATTTATCAATTAAACCTGTGTACACAATCTGATGCTTCTTCTTATGGTGTATTCACAATAAAATGGAGCGGATCAGCTGGAACTATAATAAACACTTTAACAGTTCCTGGTTCAACAAACGGAGGTTATGGTTTATCTTTTAGTGGCACCACACTGCGAAGTATAGCTAATGTTAATACAGCTACAGCAGCAAATTTACAATGTTTAGTAACTTTTGAATCATGTACACCTTAAAATAAAATTAATAAATTAAAATAATAAAAATGGCAATTACTTACAAATGGACAATTAACCAAATGAACGCTCATATCCAGGCGGAAGGTGAAGATAACGTAATCTTTACTGTTCATTGGACATACTCAGGCTCGGAAGAATCTGGAGGAAAAACTTATTCAGCGAGTTCAATAGGTGCTCAAGGTTTTCAATACACATCAGGAGACCCTTTTGTACCTTACGCAGACACTGAAGCTTTTGAAGCTGTAGTAATCGGTTGGCTTGAAGGAGTATTAGATGTACCCTCTATGTCAGCTAGTATTGAAACTCAAATACAAGCAGAAATAACACCAGTAAACGAAGATTTATACTTCACATGGCAAAACCCACCTGTACCACCGGTTGAATAGTGTAAGTTTTGTAAAAAACAAGTGATAGTATAACTAAACCTATATTGCTAGCGAAGCAATATTAACCAAAAATAAAGTTTAACCCTTAAAACCAAAAACACGATGACTTATTTTTATTCGTTGAGCTCAAGCATGGGCCAACCACAAACACCGCAGATTACCGAAGAAACTATTAACGTATGGAAACATTTATCCGAAAAGAAACATTGGAGGATAGTTCAATTAGCTAATGGTTATTTTCAAACCGAACACCGTGACCTTGTAGAAAAAGACAAATGGTACGATGTAACAAGACGTGAAACTATGGAAGCCGCTGAAGCTGCTATTGACGGTAGTGTTGATCACTACGGAAAAAAAGTAGACTTCTTAAAAGGACCTAAAGTAGTTAAGACGTTTAAATAATATCAATAAATCAAATTAAATTAAATTAAATTATGTCAAATGCAATTGTAAAGAATCTGAGCTTTGGTTCAGAGGCTAAGAACAATGTGTTTGCTGGTATTACAAAACTTACACAAGCCGTTAGCTCCACTCTTGGGGCTAGTGGTAAGTGTGTTATGTTAGAAGACCAAACCGGTGAACCAATTATTACAAAAGATGGTGTAACAGTAGCTGATGCTATTACATTATTAGACCCTGTTGAAAACATGGGAGCAACATTACTTAAACAAGCAGCTAGAAAAACAGTGAGAGAAGCTGGTGATGGTACAACTACCGCAACAGTATTAGCTCATGCAATTTTAGAAGAAGCTTACAAAGTAGTGACAAGAGAAAACGCTAGAGATTTAAAAAAAGGTATTGAAACAGCAACTAATAAAGTTGTTGAATATTTAAACTCAATAGTTACCACAGTTAAAGGGGATATGATAGATCAAGTAGCCACTATATCTACTAACAATGATCCTGTACTTGGTAAAATTATTGCAGATGCTTTTAGATCTGTTGATGAAACTGGAGTTGTTATACTTGAAATATCAGACTTACCAGAAACAAAGTTTGAAACTATTGATGGTATACAATACGAAAGAGGATTAAAAAATATACATTTTGTAACAAACAAAGACACTAATACGTGTGAGTTAGATAAACCATTGGTTTTAATAATTGAATCTGAAGTTGAAAATGTTAGAAAAATACAAAGTGTTTTAGAGTATGCTATAAAACAAAATAGATCATTACTTATCATAGCTGATGTAGACCAACAAGTCATGTCTGCTTTAGCAATGAATAAATTAAAAGGTAATATTAAAGTTAATTTAATAGATGCACCTGTTTATGGCGTTAATAAAAAAGAAACATTAGAAGATCTAGCTTTACTTACTGGAGCAACTGTTATAAATGAAGACTTAGGTGATGATATAGATTTAATAGAACCAGAGCATTTAGGTGAAATACAAAAAAGTGTTACAAGCCAAACAGAAACTATACTGCGAGTTGGTGAAGCTTGTGATGAAGTTAAAGAGCTAATTAAAGATTTAAAAGCCAAACTTAAAACAGCTAAGCACCCAGGTATAGTAGTTAATACTGAAAAAAGATTAGCTAGACTATCAGGTAAAGTTGCTGTAGTAAAAGTAGGGGCTAATTCAGAGGTTGAATTAAAAGAAAAAAAAGATAGAGTTGAAGATGCAATATGTGCAACTAAAGCTGCTATAAAAGAAGGTATTGTACCTGGTGGTGGTATTGCATTGTTAAATGCTGCGCAACAGGTTGAAACTTCTAACTCTTATGAGAAGATACTGTTAAGGGCTATTCACGCACCTTTTAAGATCATTTTAAGTAATGCAGGTATAACTGATCAAAAAATATCTTTAACAGAAGGAAAAGGCTTAGATGTAGTTACAGGAAATATGGTTAATATGATTGAGTCAGGGATTATCGATCCTTTACTTGTCACAAAAAGTGCGTTAAGAAATGCAGCATCTGTAGCATCAACTATTTTATCAACCAATTGTGTAATTAATAATCTTAGAATTAATGAAGGCAATAGGGAATAATTTAATAGTTAATATGACTAAGCAAGGCGTCTCTGAAACAAAAGGAGGGCTTTTCTTAGCAGAAAAACAACGAGAGGATATAAGATATGCTGAAGGCACTGTATTATCAGCTGGTGGCAATGTTGTTGGAATTAATGAAAATGATGTTATTTATTTTGATAAAAATAACTCGCATCAGATAGAAATTAAGAAAGAAATATATCAAATTGTGAACATGGCCAACGTAGTAGTTGTGCTGTGAGATTAGAAGCTAGTGACATTAGAGATCTTAATCTTTTAAAACATTACAGGATCATTAGAAAGTGGGCTTGTAAAAATTATGATTTAAACGATGCAGATTTAGAATTACTTATATACTTCGATTGCATGGATCTTTTCACTAGAGAAGATTTTAAAATCGGTACATATTCTTATAGTTGGGATAACAGACGCTGGAACAGATTACTTAAAGAAGGTTGGATAACGGTGTGGAGAAAACATAACCGCACAACCCAAAAGTATAATATCTATAAAGTTTCCTTTAAGTGTAAACAACTTATAAGTCGAATGT